ATAGCCCCTAAAATGAAGCCTTATATGCAAGCAGAGCATGCTGTCGGGTTATGGACAGGAAAAGCTTCATTGATTGGTTGGCCATTTGATGTAAAGGCAGGTAAAGACTTATTTGTTATCTTTGAAGCAGAGATGCAAGTAGCATATGATGCACTATCTCATAAACTTGGCACTACCTCGGTAATGAAGGATAAGAAGTTTGGTGAGGTGGTGGTAAAGAAGCCTAAATGGATAAAAGCAGGGTGCTATGATGCTCATACAGCTAATTGGTTCGATATTGATCCTTGGAGTGGTTTCGAAGGTGAGGAGAGACCGATTGAAGGTGAGTTTTGTAGAGTAGAGTTTAGGCCTCTAAGTCTAGACTCTGTTACTGATGTTAAGGTATTCCTATTTAGAAATGGGTGGGAGCCTGACACTTGGAACTATAAATATGATGAAGGTACTAGACAGAAAATACAAACATCTCCTAAGATCACTGAAAGCAGTCTTGAGTTCCTTGGAGGCGATGGCAAGCTCTATTTGGAATTTCTTACCACGCGTTCTAGATACGGTATACTCAAAACTTGGCTGGAGGTAGTTGATGAGAATGGTAACCTCCATGGTGAGGCGCTAACCATAGGGACACCATCAATGCGTACTAGGCATAGTATCATTGTCAATGTTCCTTCTGGTGAATTAAATGATGATGGCTCTTCAGTAAGTAAATGGGGGCCGGAAATGCGTAGGCTTTTCATGAGTAAGCCAGGATGGAAACTTGTAGGCTGTGACTCTGCCGGTAATCAAGCCAGAGGACTAGCACACTATCTTAATGACGATGACTTCACAGATACACTACTGAATGGTGATATTCACACATATAATAAGGATAAGGCTAATGACGTGCTTGAAGATATGGGCTATGAGAGAGTGGTCACAAGAGCGAAGGCAAAAAGAATCTTGTATGCATTTCTATTCGGAGCTGGTGGCGATAAGTTGTGGAGTTATATCTTTAACGGCGTTATGGATAAGAAGTTAGGTAACAGATTCAAGAAGGGCTTTACAAAAGCGGTTCCTGGATTTGCTGATCTTATTGAGAAGTTGGAGAATATCTTTGGGAAGACTCGTAATAAAGGTAATGGGTACATCCCTAGCCTGGCTGGTAATCGTATCTATGTTGATTCTTTTCATAAGCTTCTTGTGTATCTTTTACAAGCAGCCGAGAAGATCACCTGTTCGGCGGCCGTTATGCTGACAATGGAAAGACTAGAAGCAGAAGGAATCCCATATATTCCACTCATTATCATGCATGATGAAGAAGACTTTATGGTACCTGAAGAGCATGCTGAAAGGGCTGCTCAAATAGGTAAGCAAGCTTTTGTGGATGGGCCAAAACTATTTGGAGTTGAGATAATGGATGGAGACTCCAAGATAGGAGATAATTGGTATGAAATTCACTGATAGAGCAGAAGAGTATTGTCCGGTCTGTGAACGTATTGTAGTTGCAGTAAACGTTGATAGGCTGGACGCTGGTTTAGATGATGTACCTATATTTGTGCATGATGATATACCGCACAATATTACAGACATAATGGCCTTGAGCTGGGGAATACAATGAGTGATTGGAGTAAGATGGATCAGATACACAGACAAATACTGTATTCACTAGAAAAGTATATGAAGAAAAAACACCCTAGCTTAAAAAGTCCTGATTATATTAGGACTAAGCATTATAGTCCTCAGTGGAAAATAATAGGTAGTGTATACTATTATAAAATGCCCACTAAAAAGATAGCAGTAATGATTGATAAAGATTATAATATACTGACTAGCTTTGATGGGATACCGCAACCCTTGTTTGATGCATTCTTAAGAAATGCAGGAGTTAGAATTGAAACGAAAGGTATTGATTGAAGATGCCACTCTCGAACTAAAGAGAACTGGTTTAAATACTTTTACTTTAGAAGGAAATGGGTTTAAAATTAGTGAAATTGGTGAAGTTGAGGTTTTTATAAGGGATACTGTAACTATCACAATGCCGCCAATTCTAGTGGAGAAAGAATGTTAGCTATAATAGATGGAGACATCTTAGCGCATAATGCATGTAGACCTCGTTGGCGCGATAAGGCAAAAATCGTCAACGGGGTCAATTATGTCAGCTTGGATGATGACGGTAATAAGCAAGAGTTAGAGTTCGACAAGGAAGAAGACACACAATATCTATTAGACTCCTGGGAAAACTTTAAGGACGATTTAGATAAAATGTTAGACAGACTCTATATAGACAAATATATAATGGCTGTAAAGAGTCCTACTAACTTTAGAGACGATATGTACCCTGATTATAAGATGAATCGTCGTAAGCAACAGATGAGGAAACCTCGTAAGCAGAATATGTTTGTACCTTCTATTCGTAAGCTAGCAGTAACCCAAGGGTATGCGGTATATGCTCATGACAGAGAAGCTGATGATTACGTGAGGATATGGGCAGAAGAAGCCAGGAGAGTTGGTGAAGATTTTATTGTATGTTCAGTCGATAAAGATCTTCAGTGTATACCTGGAAAACACTGGTTAATGCATCATGAGAAAATATTAAATATTACGGAAGATGGTGCACGTACTCATTACTATCAGCAACTTCTTAAGGGTGATCCTACAGACAACATACCTGGCCTGCCTGGGATTGGCCCTGTTGCCGCTCGTGATCTTGTATGGGATTGTCGTAATGATGGTGACTTTCAGGAAGTAGTCGTGGAGTGTTATGTAGCACAATACGAAGGTGAGTGGAAGCAATGGTTACTATCTAACGGTAAGATGATTCATATCCAACGAGACATGGATGACTATTTTACATTGGAAGATTGGCCCTTTGCAAAGGAGATTGAATCGTTATGAACATGATTCCTGATAAACCATATATCTACATACCTACGACTGTCCCTAAGATAGCTCTCATCAACAACGGTCATTGGTCGTTTCCAAGTCAAATGGGTGATAAGAAATATGTAGGATTTATTTATGTCATACGTGATAACTACATGGGTAAGTTCTATCTAGGTAAGAAGCAGTATAGAGGAGCGGGAAAGTTAAATAGAGGCAAGGAATCAAATTGGAAGAAGTACATATCATCTTCCAAATTACTACAAGAGAATCTGAAAGGGAGGCCATTAGATGAATTTGACTTCATATGCATTGAAGAATACGCCACGAAGGGTACGCTTTCGTATTCTGAGACATGGTCTTTGTGTCAAGTTGAAGCACCTACTAGTGAAGACTGGTATAACGTCCTTATTGGGAAAGTGTCGTGGAAAGTAAAAGAACCTATTTCACAGCGTCATAAAGATAGGTTAAATATGGCATTGGAAGGAGAAGAGTTTTATGAATTTTAGGAGAAGAAGTTAATGGGTCATTTACAGGCAATATCTGTAATTCTTTTTATATTAGTAGCTATAGTCGGTTCTGTGGAGCTTTACGGGAAGTTTCCTAAATTAGACTCTTCTGACTACACATTTCTATTAATACTCTCAGGATTAATAATAGGCATGTTAGGTAGTATTGTCAAAAAGAGTGATGAAAAGAAGTTGATGAAGTGAGCGATGTAGTAATAAAGAATCAGCCTTGTTTGAGTAAGACGTGTGGCTCTTCAGATGCAAGGCAGATATATGAGAAGGGAGATTCCTTTTGTTTCTCCTGTAAAAGTTACTTTACTAAAAAGGAAGGTGAAGCAGTGGGTGACGAGTTCAGCAAGACGAGTAGTACACCTAAGATATATCCTAAGTCAGGTTTATCTGTTGCAGATATAAAGGAAATGCCAATCCGTGGCTTTAGAGACAGAGCTATAAATAAGGCTGTGGCTTCATTCTATCATGTCAGGGTAGGCTATAATGAGAACGGTAACATAGATACTCATTATTACCCTTATGATGACTCTAGTCAGTTTAAAGTCAGACAGCTACCAAAGAAATTCAGTTGGACAGGGAAGAGTAACTCTCTATTTGGCAAAGAACGATTTAATGGTGGTGGTCGAAGGCTTGTAATATGTGAAGGCGAAGTAGATACTTTGAGTATGGCACAGGCCAGCTTTGACAAGTATCAAAAGATATATCCTGCAGTTGGAATCTCTTCATCAGCAATAGCACACAAGACATTGTTGGAGAACAGAGACTGGATAAGATCCTTCAAAGAAGTTGTTATTTGTTTTGATGAAGATGAAGCAGGTGAGAAGGCTAAGGAAGTAGCTATAAAGATTATTGGTTTAGATAAAGTCAAGATAATGAAGCTTGAGCTGAATGATGCCAATGATACATTAACTACTAGTGGCTCCAGTACACTCCTCACAGCCATGTTTGATGCAGCAGCTTATGTACCTACAGGTATAATAGGTAAAGAGGAATTGTGGGAAGCTCTCTTAGAGTATAATGAAAAGCCTTCTTATCCATATCCTGCTTGCATGGAAAGTATAAACCAGAAGCTGAAAGGAATGAGAGAAGGTGAAATAACATTATTCATCTCAGGGACTGGTTCAGGTAAGTCTACAATGTTGCGTGAGATAATGATACACATCTTAGAGACCACTGAAGAGACTAAGATAGGTGTCATATCGCTAGAAGAGTCACCGGCAGAAACAGCCAGGAAGCTATCAGGGATGTCAATGAATAGAAACCCTGCAGCAGAGGAAATACCAATAGAAGAACTTAAAGAAGGCTTTGATAAGGTCTTCGCTAGTGATAGGGTAATATTATTAGACCACCAGGGTGCACTTGGGGATAGTAATATTATTGAACAGCTAGAGTACATGGCACTGTCAGGTTGTAAGTACTTATTCATAGATCATATAACGATATTGGTCTCTGAGGGTGTTGAAAACTTGACTGGACTGGAAGCACAAGATAAGATAATGAATGATCTCTTAAGACTTACAAAGAGACATTCGGTGTGGATAGGTTTAGTTTCTCATTTGAGAAAAGTAGCCACAGGTAGAAAGTCTTTCGAGGAAGGAGTATTACCTACTTTAGATGATCTTAGGGGTTCCGGTTCTATAA